CTCTTAAAATACTAGAGGAAGCTGCCGCGTTAAAGCAACAGAAATCAAAAGATTATCAAGGTTCGCAATTCGAAGAAGAAGACTACTTCCCATTCGGCGATCTTAGCTACATGCAAATGGTTCACACAAAGTATTTACGTATGCGCTCAGTGTTAGATCAAGAACATACAAACTTCGAATCTCTTGAAGACTCACTAATTGATATGATAAACTACTGTGCAATGTGGGCAGCATATATAGTCAACAAGGAACAATCTGATGAAAAATGACATTGCGTACCGCTTAATGAAAGCGGCAATTGACGAAGGTTATGAACTGCAAGTATGGTATGAAGAAGATCACCTTTACCACGATGAACCTGCATACCAAGGTTTCGATGAGGATAAAGCATGGCTGGAATGTGAGGCATGTGATTGTTCTACATTGATACTATTAGATGATGGTGAGCAAGCCGCATGGGTATTCATAGTCCATGGGAACGAATTCTACGAAACCATTAATGATTACTCATCAGATAACAAGTGGCTAGATCAATGGCTATCAGATGAGCATGATAAGATTATGAAGGAAGAACTAAATGAATGATGTAGCACTTATAATTTGTCTTCTAGTAGTAGTTGCAGGTACAACTGCAGCTCTTATAGAGATACGTCACATGAAGAAAACTATTAAGGAAATCTTAGGTGACGACTAGTAGCATGGTGAGGGCGTAAAGCCCTCTCCGATTTTTTATGAACCGACAAAACTTAACCGACAAGCGGTATACGCCGCGGAAAGGCATTTTATGCGCGAAGTAATCACAGTTAAATCAAATTTCCTAAAGCATCGTGAAGAGAAGTTCAATCAATATAACCAGCGGGGTAGGACTGATCGTAAATTCCTAATGGATTTAGATGCAGAACTACTAGAACATTATATGATCGAGGAGGGAAAATGGTTTGCCCACCCTTCATGGATGGTAGATTTCATGGATAAAGAGGGTAAAACGTACGATGTTAAATTCATCCGTGGATACTGGAATGTAAGCCGTGAGAAAACTCTAAACGTTATCAAGCAACGTAACATACTCAATTACTTTATATTCTTTGAATGGGTTAGTAAACCTAACCGTCCACTCCAGAATAGTGATGAAGTAACAGTGCAACTAGTAAAAACCTTAACTTACGATGAAGTAGCAGATAATCTAAGAAAATCTTATAAAGAACCAGATGGGTTCTATGTAGATGTAAGGAAGTTATAATGAGTGAAGTAAAAATAGTAGAGATAGAAGAGCATGAAGATGGTTCGGCTACACTGCAAGTTGAGTGCGATCCAGAGACTTTCATGGCTATCTTTAGCGTGGGATTTGTGACTCTAGTTAAAGCGGGATTAGAAAAAGAAAATGACAACGACTAAGTACTTAATATACTCTATATCGAATTGTCCATTTTGTGATAAAGCTAAAGAGCTATTACGTCATAAACAAATAGGTTTCTATGACATCGCTGTTGATATGCAAAAAGACATCGCGATAGATATAGTATCTAAAACAGGGCTAAAAACTTGGCCACAAATATTCATCGATGGTTCATTCATTGGTGGATACACAGAACTAAAACAATATTTCGAAAGGAAGGTATATGAATAAGAACTTAATCAGCTACTCTAACTGGCCAACTACAATTCAAGCAATGCACGATCAATTCCAAGTGAATAACTGGACTATGAATGTGGGCCAAGATAAACTTAAAGAACTTATGAAATTACGTATGCGTATGTTATCCGAAGAGTTTAATGAGACTATGCAAGCGTATCTACAAGGAGATGAGGAAGAGTTTGTAGATGGCCTAATTGATCTATGTGTTATCGCAATAGGTACATTAGATATTGCAGATGTAGATGCTAATAAGGCTTGGAAGGAAGTTATGAAGGCGAATATGAGCAAAGAAGTGGGTGTAAAACCTGGTCGTCCTAATAAGTTAGGACTTCCTGATTTAATTAAGCCTTCTAATTGGGAAGGACCAGACCACTCACGCAACACAGGCAAACTGAAGGACTATATTTAATGACCAACCAATTTCTAGATTTCGTAATGTGCATCAATCTTGGGTTAACTGTTGGACTATTATACGAAGCCTATAAAATAAAACAACAAATAATAAAGAGGTTTTAATGCAATACAACACTTTAATATCTCATTTTCCTCTACCTGCTATGCCATTTGATACTCATCAAAATATAGTATTTGAATCTGGGAAGAGTGAGAAGGTAGAAAGAGTTGATACTACGCGTAAAGCTGTAGATAAAAAAGCAGATGAGTATAGATATGAGAGTGTCTATGCCTATCATCCACATAATCAAAACAAACATCCACAAGGGAAACTTGTAGATTTTATAATAGCTTAAAGAAAGGACAAGACATGCGTCTCGTCTATGATATAGAAACTGACGGGCTTCAAGCAACTAAAATCCATTGCATTGTAGCCTACAATTTAGATACAAATTACATTTACAAATATGCAGATGCAGAAGGTTATCACGGTAATATACAAGATGGTGTTAATCTTCTGTCTGGTGCTGAGTTATTAGTCGGGCATAACATCATCGGCTTCGATAATAGAGTTGTTGATGATTTATATAACACTAATCTTAATGAGCAACGTGTACATGATACATGGGTTATGTCTCAAACATTAAGATATAAACGATCTCACCGACATGGTCTTGCTGGCTGGGGCGAGCACTTAGGCAATAGTAAGATTGATTTTGACGCTTGGGAAAAGTTTACTCCAGAGATGATGAAGTATTGTGTGCAAGACGTTAAAGTGAATGTAGATATTTATAATAAATTGCTAGAAGAATATAGTAAAGTATATAACAAAAACCCTAAAATCAAGGAAGGACTACAAATAGAGCACGACACTGCAAAGTTTAACGCAGCAGTCAAAACTAAGGGATGGAACTTCGATCTTGTAAAAGCTATTGAAACTCAAAAGCAAATGCAAGAGCGTATGAAAGCTGTTGAGGACGAAGTTCATCCACTCCTAGGCACTCGCATTGTATTCATTGATAAAGAACCTAAAACGCCTAAGTATAAGAAAGATGGAACATACAATGCAAATACATGCCGCATACTCTCTGAGTATCTTGGCCACACTGTCAAGCCTAATGATACCCACGTTATGGCTCCTGGCACTGAGTTTAGAAGAAGTCGAGAGGAACAAGTTACGCTCGGCTCCATGGACCTCGTCAAAGAGTGGTTACTTAACAACGGTTGGAAACCAGACGAGTACCAAAAGAAGAAGATCGGGTTTGAATGGGTAACCACAGGTCCGAAATTAACTACCACCTCTCTGCAGAAGCAGGGCCCAATTGGGACTATGATAGATGAGTACTACACAATTAGAAATCGAGAAGCTGTTATCCGTGGGTGGATTGAGTCTCTTAGAGATGACCGCCTTCATGGTAACATGTGGACTATTGGTACACCAACTTTCCGTTGTAGGCATGAAGTCATTGTCAACCTTCCTGCGATTACCGCGTCTTGGGGTAAACATCTTCGTGAACTTCTTATCGCGGATGATGGGTACGTTATCGTCGGTGCTGATTCTAGCGGTAATCAGTTACGTGGCTTGTGCCATTACGTATCCAATCCTGATTTCACTCGTGAAGTTATCTACGGGGACCAACACCAACGAAACGCTGACGCTCTTAGCTGCAGCAGGCCTCTCGCCAAGAACTATCTTTACGCTTACCTTTTCGGGGCTGGTGACGCTAAGTTGGGTCAAGTCCTTACAGGAAAAGCTAATGCTAAAGTAGGTAAATCTTCCAGAATTAGTTTTGCAAGAGGAATTAAAGGATTGGAGGAGTTACGTGATAAACTCAGTAAGACTTGGAAAAGCACTAATTATTCCCAAGGACAAGGCTGGTTCCCTGCGCTTGATGGACGTCCCGTCTTTTGCCCTTCGGAACACCAAGCACTTAATTACCTACTGCAATCCGCGGAAGGAATTACTTGTAAAGCCGCGGTCTCATACGCCATGCAGAAGATTAAAGAGGAAGGCTTGAGAGCTGAACCTCGTTTATTCTACCATGATGAGATCGCATACCAATCCCATCCTGATGATGCAGATAGAGTTGGTGAGATTCTAAAAGAATCATTTAAAGAAGCACCTAAATTATTCGGAGTAGAATGTATGGATGGTGGGGACTATGTAATAGGGAAGGATTATTCTGATGTTCACTGAGGACGCAATCATATTTTGTGATGCTGATAGTTTATTCTTCAGGCCTGCAGCAGCAGTGTCTAAGGATGGATTGAAACGCAATTGGAAAAGTGATATACGAAAAGCAATTAATCATACCATCAACCGTATAAAACAAGAATGCATGTCAGATAAGATTATGCACGCTGTTAAGGGTAAAGGTAATTTTAGGTATGGTATTTACAAAGAGTATAAAGGTAATAGGAAAGAATTAAATGATGACCTTAAAACTGCTCTCAATTACGGTCATAACTATATGTGTGATAAGCACAGCGCTGTTATGGCAGATGGTATGGAAGCAGATGATGTGGTTTGTATCTGGGCTCACGAAGCGATACAAGAAAATCAAGATTACTATATCGCAGGGATTGATAAGGATTTACTTCAAATTCCAGGTAATCATTTCAACTTTGTCAAATCCACTCACGTATATGTGGATCATGATGTTGGTCATCTTAACCTTATGCGGCAGTGCCTTACTGGAGATACCGCAGATAATATACCAGGAATAAAAGGCATTGGTCCTAAGAAAGCAGATAAAATACTTAACGGTATACCTTCCTCCCGTCAGTGGAGTAGGGTGAGAGCTGCTTGGCGAGGACATAACGCTGGAGATCCAACAACTTCAAGACGTCTATTAGAATTGTTGACGTCATGGGAGGAATATGAGACTATTAGAAGTAAGGCTGAAGGTGAAAGCGTTCAGCGCAAATAGGATGTACTATCGGGGGAAGAATAAAACCCGAGAGTATTTAGAGTACCAGAATGATATACGGGATGAGCTCACTGGAGTAGAATGGCCCTTTAAGGATAACCCCGTATCATTCTTCGTTGAAGTTGGTTTGTCTAATAAACGAGCTGATTTGGATAACGTATTGAAACCCTTCTTAGACACACTGCAAAAAGTCTATGAAGAATTTAATGATTGTAGAGTCTACTATATAGAAGCTGTTAAGCGTATCGTCCCTAAAGGGGAAGAGTATATACACTTCTCAGTAGACCTACACTCATCAACCCATATACAAAGAAAGAATAAGGATGAAAACAAGTTGCAGCAAGTGTCAGAGTAGTGACGCAGTTGAAGTATACGAAGATCATGAGTATTGTTTCTCATGTAACGAATATAACCCGAATAAAGGAAAAGTAGTGTCATTTGATGAATCCCGCACCGATAGAGATAATACTACATATTCCGCCATTAGTTCCTATAGGTCTTATCCTATTACTTCTCGCGGTATTTCACAACAAATTGTAGACTACTTTAATGTTAAGATGTCTGTAGATAAGGATGGAAAACCTGAATCGCACTTCTACCCTTACACACGCAATGGTGAGATCGTAGCTTACAAAGAACGTAGACTTCCTAAGGAGTTTAAAGTACATGGAACATTCAAAAACACAGAGCTCTTCGGACAAGCCCAATGTGCCGGTAACAGGACTCTCGTCATTACAGAGGGAGAACTTGACGCACTATCCGTTGCGGAGGCATGGCAGCAAACCAAAGGAAGAATTTTCCCTGTGGTTTCTTTACCTTCTGCTTCTGCTACCTCTCATGCTTTGGCTCAAAGGGATTGGCTTAATCGTTTCGACACAGTAATCTTAATGCTGGATAATGATGAAGCCGGTCAAAAGGCTACAGATTATCTAGGTAAAATGCTTAAGCCTGGTAAAGTACGTATCGCTCAATTGAAACGTAAAGATCCAAGTGAAGCGCTTATCGCGGATGGGGCTCGTGCAATTCTACAAGCAGTGTATGATGCTGTTCCATGGTCTCCATCAGGTATTGTAGTTGGTGAAGCTGTATGGGAACAATTCGTTGCACGTCAAAACGTTGAATCTGTACCATTCCCACCGTGTTTAAGTGGATTGAATAGTAAAATTAAGGGGATTAGACAAGGTGAAATCACTCTATTTACAAGTGGTACTGGCTCTGGTAAGAGTACTGTTATTAAAGAGGTCGTTCTTAGTTTACTTGATACAACTGAAGACAAAGTGGGCCTCATCTCTCTTGAAGAAAGCGTTGGAGATACAGCTGAAAAGTTTATCTCAATGCAACTTAGACGACCAATCAATGATCCTCCCCCTCTATCTCAAAAGGAAATCAGAGTTGGATTCGATAAAGTATTCGGAGACGAACGGTTGGTACTTCTCGACCACCAAGGATCAGTTGGAGACGATAGCCTCATCGATAAGATCGAGTACATGGCCTTACTCGGTTGTAAATACTTGGTCCTCGACCACATCACAATCGCAGTCAGCGAAGGAAGTGAAGGTTTATCGGGTAACGAAGCTGTAGATAAAGTTATGTCCGATCTACTTAAAGTAGTTAAACGTCACAACATATGGCTGGGTTTAATCTCCCACCTACGTAAAGCATCACCGCAAGGTAAATCATTTGAGGAGGGTAAGCTTGCTAGCATCGATGACATTAAGGGCTCAGGCTCTATCAAACAAATTAGTTTCGACATTATCGCTTTCGCCCGTAATCTCGTTGCGGAAAACGAAACAGAACGAAACACAATCCAATTCCGAGTACTCAAGTCCCGATTTACTGGACTTACAGGAAATGCCGGGTCCGCTATATACGACACCAACACAGCACGTCTTAAAGAGGCGGGTACATTCGATGTCGAAGCAGTTAGTATATGATGAAGCATATATGGGAGTGGCTGAGATCTTTGCGGATCTCAGTCACGACACAGAGATTAGAGTTGGCAGCTGCGTCGTACAAGAGGGTCAGATTCTCTCTCAAGGTTGGAACGGTATGCCCGCGGGAATGGGTAATGATACTCGCAACGGAGAAGGACTTACAAATCCGGAAGTAATCCACGCTGAAGCAAATGCTTTAATGAAGCTAGCTAAGAATGGTGGACGAGCTTTCGGTGCTACAGTATATACAACCCACAGCCCTTGCTATAACTGCGCTGGATTACTCCTACAAGCAGGGGTTAAACGCGTAGTTTATAGGGATGAGTACGATAAGAAAGCAGTAAAATTCTTAAAAGAAAGAGGAGTCAAAGTTGACTGCATTAAACCAAGTAGCCGAACACTTAAAGGAAAAAGTAAGGAAAGTAAATCCTAAAAATCCTAAAGCTAACTCCGGTGCTGTTCTTCTGCGGCTGCATAAAACTTGGGAAGAAGACATTGACAAGTTCGTTAACATCTCCTTCTCAATAATCCAATTTCAATTCTCGAGGACAAGCTCTGACTCTCCAGCGGGAGTAGCTAAACTTACAGCTACGTCTATGCTTATCGGTCAAGCAATATCTACACGCATCCAACGAGAACCTTTACCTTGGAATATGCAAGTCCGCTTAGGTGATCTATTCATTGAAGCTTATAAAGTAAACGATCTAATAGAGCTATACTACCCAAAAGTTAGAGATAGCTCATACATCATCTCAGCTACCTCAAAGTGGGCTATTCTAGGAGACATCCCAGAAACACGTGAACGTATCAACCTTGTTGGTACCTCATTCTCACGCCCAGCCTCACTCAGGAAGCCCACCCAATCAGTCTCTGATAGGACTATAAGTGTAGTGAAGAACAGTCAAGATGAGATAGACTTAAAGCAGCCATGGGTTCGCTCGATTGATAAGCTCCAAAAAACTGGGTGGAGGATTAATCGTAGAGTATTAGATGCTTTACTTAATAGTGAGGATACATTCGTATCATACAATCCCATTGAGGATAATGATGCAAAAGAACAGAAGCGTAGAAGCAAATGTATTGAATGGTATTTTATAACAGAGAAAGCTAAGAAACTTAAAGAAGCAGATGCATTCTACCAACACGTTGAAGCAGATTATAGAGGTAGACTGTATTACAGTGAACCATTCTTAAACTTTCAAGGATCTGATCTAGCGAGAGGGTTATTGAAGTTTGCAAGAGGTAAACCTATGACTGGTGAAGGGTTACAATGGTTAGCTATGCACACAGCTACTTCCTTCAATATGTCCTACTCTATAGATGAGATACCTGAATGGTGCATCGCTGATTACAAATCCCACTTAGAGAAGGAAGGACTTGATAATATCTCCGTTGATAAGATGGTGATAGAAGATAGAATCCAATGGACTAATGAGTATATGAATGAGATAATGGAAGCAGGTAAAACTGCTAGTTTCTCAGAAGATGCAGAGAAACCGGTGGCTTTTCTCGCAGCTTGTATTGAATGGTACGATTACTCAATAGCTAGTGAGCAGAATAGAATATTCATGACCCACTTACCTATACCAATTGATGGTTCTAATAATGGATGGCAACACTTAGGTGCTATCTCTAAAGATCTACAAACGGGTAAACTAGTTGGATTAATACCTACAGAGATACAACAAGACTTCTACGTACAAACCGCTAAGGAGTTGATTAACTTAAATGAGGATGAGGAGTTAACTCTCAAACTAGATAGCATGCCTATGAAGCACATCCGTAAAGGGATAAGTAAGAGAGGCTCAATGACTAGAGCCTACTCAGCGGGCGCAGGGAAGATCGCAGAGAATATGTTCTTCGATTGTAAAGCAGAAGACTACCATATAACCTATGATATAACAGAGGAAAACTGTGGGAGTCTAGCTAAAACCTTAATTAAAGCTATCGACAATGTCTGTCCTGGACCTCTATCCACTATGACTTACTTCCAAAACCTTGCCGCATTTGAAATCGGTAAGTATGAGAGGAGAGGTCCTGATGGAGAGAAAGCTGGGAAAGAGTATGATACTATTAGAACTAGATATAGAGAACTATACATTCAAGAAGATAAAACTGATGAAGAGTTAGATGAATTGGATGAGCTAAAGAAGCAGCTAGATAGTTATGCAAGTGTTAAAGTTTACGGCAACGGATCAGATACACTTTCATGGGTAACACCCTCAGGATTTAAAGTCCAGTATGAGAATTGGATTATGAGATCTTCTAAAACTAGAGGTAGTATTGATGGACGGCAGATAAAACATGTGGCTCAAGTCCCAAGTAAAATGCCTGATATACGAGGATTTATGAGAGGTGTCTCACCAAACTTCGTCCACTCACTTGACGCAAGTCACATGGCTCTCGTTATAGATGAATGGAGTGAGGACTTTGGTGCAGTGCATGACTCATTCTCAACCCACGCATGTGATGTAGATAAACTCCTATCACTAACTAAAAGCGTGTTCATTAAGATGTATGATGTGGATAACTTCTACAACTACATTAAAGATCAACTAGTAACAAACCAATTAGACCTAGATGTTGAGCAGCCTACGTTAGGCACGTTAAATATCCAAGGCATAGAGGAATCGGAGTATTTCTTTACATG